AGAAAGAAGCCCGGCTCAAAGGTATCCCTTCATATATGGCAGGGCTGGTGTACTCGGATTTTAAGAGGCGATACAAACCACAAGGGCATTTGGTTAAGAGGTTTCAGGTTCCTCTCAGCTGGATAGTAGATATTGCGATTGATATTCATCCGAGAGAAAAACAAGCTGTGCTTTTCATTGCTACTGATCCACGCAATGAAAGATATGCCGTTGATGAGATATGGGAGCATGGAGATGGTACATGGGTGGGTGAAGAAATCATTCGATTTATTACCCGCAATTCGTACCGAGTAGGCAGGATAATAATAGATCCATTATCGAAAGGAGATCAGAACGAACCGAATACTACATTCGATAAAATCGACGCTGTGCTTAGTCGTTACGGCTATGTTCTAAATATAGCCAATAAAGATCAGACTGCCGGTATTTTAGCAGTCAAAAATCATCTCAAAGGTCCGAATAATGAACCATCCATATGGTTTTTTGATGATTTGGCAGAAACTATCTGGGAAATCGAAGGTTATATGTATGATGACAAAAATGAGGACAGGAGAAATAAGCCTCAAGATAAAGACGATCACATGATGGAGAATCTTTACCGTATTCTCCTGCTTGATACTAAATGGCATGAACCCGAGCTGGAAGAAGACGAAGAAGATTCAGACAGACCAATAGCGAACTCCATAACAGGGTATTAATGGACAGAGAAGTAAATTTAGTCGATAAGATTCCTGAAGATACACAAAAGGAAATCGCTGAAGAAATTAAGCGGCATTACGATATCGACATTCAGGCTCGCAGCGATTGGGAGGCCAAGCGCAACCGTTGGTACAAGTTGTGGACAACGGAGCGAGATGAGAAAAATGAGCCGTGGCCCGGATGTGCCAATATCTGCATTCCCATGTTGGCAATGGCTTCCAATCAGTTTCATGCCCGCTCGTATCAATCGGTATTCGCCCCTCCCGGCATGGTTAAAACCATTCCCGTAGGCTCAAATGACGTTGACAGGGCCAAACGGGTTGAGAAGTTTCTGAACTGGCAGACCCTATATGAGATGGAAGAATACGAAGAGGTATTCGACAAGCTCCTTTTGCAACTCCCGGTGAACGGCGTCGCCTTCAAGAAACTCTACTACGATGCGGACCTTGAGCGGCCCGTAAGCGAGTATATATCTGCTCTCGATTTAGTGCTTCCTTACGGAACCAAGCGGCTTGAGAATGCGAGACGTATCGTGCATCGGTTATGGCTTTATTACGATGAACTTCAGGACAGATCTGAACAGGGCATCTATGAGAACTTTAACAAGTTGAATGAGCAGAGCGAAACGGATGACCAATCGGAATTGAAAGAAACACAAGATGATGCGATAGGTGAAAAAAGGTCAAGCGATGATGAAAAGCCTCACTTGATATTGGAAACCCATAAACCTTACAAGCTTTCAGGAGACAGCAAGAGACATTCCTATAAATTTTGGGTGGATTATGAAACTGTAACTCTTCTGCGGGTCGTAAATGCGGAAATCACGAAGGGTTCCGAAACGATTGTCCTGAAAAACTTTATAGACTATCATTTTCTTCCTAACCCGGAGGGGTTTTATTCATTCGGGTTCGGCCATTTTCTTGAAACACTCAATGAAATGGCGAACACGGCTTTTAATCAGATATTCGATTCGGGACGGCTCACGAACCAACCATTTGGATTCTATGGCAGAAGGGCGGGGATAAAAGAACGTAAGACCAAACTCGTACCTGGCATGATGAAAGAAGTGGAAGACGCAAAGCAAGTCTATTTTCCTACTATGCAAAGGGTTGACCAGGTTCTCTTTCAGGTGTTGGGTTTGATACAACAATATGCTGAGCAATTTACGAGCACAAGTGATTATTTGATGGGCAGAGAATCGAGAGGAACCAAGACTCCTACCGCTCACGGTACACTTGCCATTATCGAACAGGGACTTGTTACCTTCGGTGTCATGACAAAGCGGATATTTCGCTCCTTGCGGAAAGAACTTCGTATGCTCATGCTTTTCAATCAGCTATTCATGCCCGATAACAAGGAATACAGGGTACTCGAAGATCAGAACGTACCTTTTTCCGATATCAAGAAAGAGGACTTCACCGGAATCAAGGACGTAATACCTATAGGCGATCCATCCTATGCATCAAAACTGACCCGCAGGCAGGAAGCCACGGAACTCTATGGAATCCTTATGGAGAATCCTATTATAGCAAAGAATCCTAGATCAGTTCACGCCCTTACTGAAGCCCTTATAGACGCATACGACAGGAAAGACAAGCGGAAAATATTGCCGGAACTTCCAGAGGAATCCGTGCCGCCCGAAGTAGAAAATGCCAAGTTTATGCAGGGCGACAGAGCCGAACCAAAGCCGGGAGAAAATCATGGGCTTCATCTGGCGAGTCATTTGAAGTTCATGCAGTCTCCCTATTATAAGTCAATGCCCGATCAATACAAGGAAACTTTCGAGGCACATATTAATGCGACTAGAGCGATGGAATATATGGAAGAGGAAGCAAAACAACAGATGGGGGGAATGTAGTGAGCGATATCACAATAGAAGACATGCGAGATTGGCTGAAAAGGCCAGAAACACAGTTATTTTGGCGATATTTAGAAGAGTCGAGAGAAGGCTGGGATAAAAGTGTTCATTCATATCTAAGAAATACCGGAGGTGATGAAAAGGAAGCACTTAAAGCAAATGTGGCGATGGATACAATAGTTGATGTGATGGAGTTACCAGAAATACAGATAATACCAGATTTGAAGGAGAGGAATGAAACTTAACCCACATGCACAACGGATACTTGTTAAGCGGAAAATGGACGAAAAGATGGGAGAAATCTATATTCCTGAATCAAGCAAGAAGGTTTCTCTTCGTGGCGATGTCATAGCCATAGGAGACGATTGCGAGTGGATAAAAGAAGGAGACGATATATTTTTTGGAAGATATGCCCCCTTTGAATTGCCCACAGGTTATTACCCCGATTTGAAAGAGATAGGCGAAATTCTCATTATGAATGAAGAAGACGTGCTTTGTAAGATTGTAAAGAAGGAGAACTAATGGACCCGAAAAAAATTGAACCTAACCCAAATCTAGATCCTGAACCTGAACCTGAACCAGAACCTGAACCTGAACCAGAACCAGAACCTGAACCAGAACCGATTAAAAAGAAAAAGCAAACTCCCCAAGAGCGAATAGATGAAGCTATATGGAGACAACGGGAAACCGAAAGGCAATTTCTTGCGGAAAAAGAGGCCAGAGAACTTCTCTTAGAGCAGAACAAAAAACTTTTAGAACGATTCGATGCCTTCGAGGGACGATTTGAAGATGACAGGGAACCAGATAGGTTTGAGCAACCCAAAGAGCATGATGAATGGTTGATGCGGAAAATAAAGCGAGAATTGACGAAAGAAACTCCGTCAAAAGACGAACTGCAAAAAACCACAGGCCCGAAGATTGGCCAGGAACGGCTTCAGACTTTCGAGGCGGCCATGGCTACCCTTCACGACGATTATTATCAGGTAGTGGAAGATGCCAAAAAGGACATGGTAAACGATTCCTTACTCAGAAGCGAGATATGGGGTTCGGATAATCCGCCCAAGAAAGCATACGACTATGTGATGAAGAAGCGGGAACGGGCTAAGCAACAAAGAGAGACCGAACTCAATCAAGGTTTTGTCGAAGGGGGTGGAGGCGGAGGACCGGCTAATGAGCCGAAAGAACTTACTCAAGAACAAAAGAGAGTAGCTGATAAAATGGGAATTTCACACGAGAACTATAAGAAACAATTAGATATTATAGAGGGGAGAGCATAATGGCACAATGCAGAGCGATGACGGCTGCGGGAGAAAGATGCAAAGGAAAAGCCATGAAAGGCGGTCTTTGTGTAATTCATGCGAGACAAGAAGCTAAAGGTGAAGAAGTACAATCTTTTTTCGAGGAGCCCAAGAAAGAGAAGAAATCCCCCACAAAGCCGTGGAATGCGGCAGACAATCCATGGGTGCCCGATATATTCAAGACTTCCAAAAAACACAAAGGATTCAGGCCAAGATTCATAGAGCCCAACAATCTTGAAAGAAGATTAAATGAAGGCTGGGCAGTGGCCGATGCTCGTGAGTGGGTGAACGAGGAAACCTTAAAGAAAGATGAAGAAGGTGCCATTGATACCACGCTCAGACGTAGGGGCATGATATTGATGGAGATGCCAGAAGAACTTGTCGAGCAAAGGGATGCATATTTCAAGCATAAAACCGACCTTCAGGATGCAAGCAAGGTAAAGGTCGCGCAATATAAAAAACTCAAAAAGGAAGAGCAAGAATCAGGCTATGACACGGGCCTGCAATTAGTGGAATAATCGTCTTTTAGACGCACCATTCGCCGCAAGGCGCACATCAAATCGTCCTCCGGGGCGCACCTATTTCGTTCCGTTCGGAGCGCACAGAAAACCTTTGACAATTTAGATAATATTAATTGGAGGAATGAATTATGGCAAATCGTGATACTCCGCATGGTTTTAGGTTTGCTTATACGCTCCACGGCAGGCCACCACACCTGAGTAAACACCGATGTGATGGCACTAATGGTGTATATGTTGGTGATCTAGTTAATTGGGGTACAACCGTTGGAGTGGCACCGGCTTCCACTGGCGACGACATTCAAAATAATTTGGTAATGGGTGTTGCAGCTAATTATTCGGCTTCTGGTTCCACTGATCATGTATGGGTCTATGATGACCTGAAAAATACGGTTTTCATGGCTCAAGTTGATTCTAGCGATATTACTTTTGATTCGAGTTATTTTAATCAAAGGTATGCAACAACATGGGTCGCTGGCTCTACTATTACTGGGCTATCGGCTATGGAAATTGATACAGGGTCAACCGATGGTAGGGCAAGAATACTTGAATTGGTAGATATGCCCAATAATTCAACTGCTGGTGCTCACCAAGAAGTGTACTGCACTATTATGCCAAGCGTTGGTATCGAAATTTATGGTGGAGCTACCACTGTTTAAACTAGGAGGTAAGTGAAATGACAATGTTAAGAGCTAATTTCGGAGATTTGCTTGCCCCTGGTATGAACCATATTTTTCAGAATATGTTCAACCTCTATCCCTCGGGCATAGAGCAAATCTATAACATGATGACCTCGAAGCGACAGTATGAAACCGATTCATACGTGACGGGGTTTGGGTTAGTTCCCCAGGCAAATGAAGGCGCACCTGTGGCCTATGATGACATCATTCAAGGTCTCGACACTGAATACAATCACGATACGTATAAGTTAGCATACGGCATCACTCGTGAGATGTATGAGGATGAGAGATATGGTGCCATTAACAGGATGCCGGAATCTTTGGGCAGATCCACAAGGATTACCATCGAAACCGATGGGGCAAACCAGCTCAATAGGGCAGAAACTGCTGGATATACGGGAGCCGATGGGAAGACACTTCTAAGTACAACTCATGACCTTGTTGGCGGTGGAACCCAGAAAAACAGGCTCACGTCGGCTGCTGATTTTGCAATGTCTTCACTTGAGCAAGCCTTGATAGACATCGCGGAAACAACTGATGACAGGGGCTTACCGCTTCATTTAAACCCGATAAAGTTGATTTATCCGGTTGAGCTTGATTGGACTGTCAAGCAGGTATTGAAAAGTGGCAGCGATCCCAGCAATGCAAACGATCAATTTAACCCTGCCGGTGGAATCCTCACACCAATCTGCAACCATTTCCTGACCGATCCTGACGCATGGTTTATCGAATGTAGCGAGCATTATATGTACTGGTACTGGCGCGTAAAGCCGGAACACAGTAGGGATAATGACTTCTCTACGGACAATGGCATGTTCAAGGTAAGAATGAGATGGTCGCGCGGTTGGTCAATGCCGTGGGGAATCTTCGGCAGCATGGGAGTCTAATAACAATAATGGGTAAGTTATGGTTAAATTCCATGAGGCACGGGAAGGGTCACAATCCGCTTCCCGTGTCCCTGAAAATAGGAGAAAATTATGGGATTAACAGAATTTCCCAATGGACTATCTTCAATGGGTTCTCCCGTAACAAGTGGAACTTATATTACCACAGGGAGTGTCTTTTTTGTCGATAGTAATACGGGATTAGATAGTTATAACGGCAAAGACCCAGACCATGCTTTTGCTACAATAGATCATGCGATTGGTCATTGCACTTCTGGTGTCTGTGATACGATTTTTGTGATGCCTAATCATGCTGAAACAATCTCTTCAAGCACCGGTTGTAATGTTGATGTAGATGGTGTTGCCATAATTGGTCTTGGAAATGGCGAAAATAGACCTACTTTGACACTCGCTACAACAGCTTCGGCAAAGGTAGAATTGGCCGGTCATAGTGTTTGGATCGAGAACCTTCTTTTGAAGGCTGGAATAGATGCCGTAGCGCATTTTATTCACATCTCAGGTGATTGGCCTACCATCAAAAATGTTGAAACCAGAAATACTAAGAGCATGGTAGCAGATTATCTCATTATGTCTACTTCTGGCGGTGGTAGAGGAGCAGTAATTGATGGTCTAAAGCATATAGATACATCGGACCATTTAGTTGGTTCACATTTGACGCATGCCATACATTTTGAATCGCCAAAGCATGTTGAGATTAAAAACTGTGAAATTATAGCACACTGCGCTTCCGGAATGATTTCTTCGTCCAGTGGTACGGGGGCAGGATATAATGAATTTGGTTCTTGGATTCACAATAACATCCTTGCATCCGCCACAACAGACCAATGTATTTCGTGGAGCAGTGATTGCCAGCCGACCGCTATCACCGACAATCTTATTAGCGTTCACGGTGGCGGTGCTGGCGGTGCAATGGGCATAGAGAAGGGTTATCTTTTTGAAAACTATGTTGTGAATGTGGCTGGGATTTCCCATGTATTATCCCCACCCGCTGGCGCAACGGCATAACAAGGAGGTATGAAATGACTTTTACAAAATATCCAAACGGCGTAAGTAGCTTTGGCCTCCCTGTTGTCGGCGGAAAGCATATCACAACTGGTAGCATCTTTTTCGTTGATAGCAATACAGGCTCAAATAGCTACGATGGCAAAGACAAAGATCATCCATTTTCGACACTGGTTTATGCATTAACCAAGTGTACTGCCAATAAAGGCGACATCATCTATGCGATGCCGGGACACGTAGAAGATTGTACTTCTGATGGATATATCAATATGACAAAAGACGGTGTTTCAATCATCGGCATAGGACACGGTTGGTTGCGTCCGAGGATCACATTTAGTGCTGCTGCTGCATCTTTTAATATAGATGCTAACGATATTCTGATTCAGAATATTTTGTTTAATCAGAGCACAGTAGACAATTTGACCGGGCCAATCGAAATTACGGGAGATGATGTCACGTTGCTTAATTGTGAATATTATGGCAGCAGCAATTTAGGACTGGACCTTGCCGGATGGGCGATTACTTTGCCCGATACATCGGGTGATCGTTTTACGTTAGAAAACTGTAGGCTTATCGTTGCCAACACCAGTGAAACCGTAGGTGGACTTGTCAATGTCGGTGGCGGTGAAGGCCATAAATTTTCAAATTCTTTTTTGGTTTGCCCGCAACGCTCAAGTGGCGGCATGATTCATATGTCTTCGGCTGCGACGGAGCAATTCAATTATCGCTTTGAAAACCTGGTGATGTTGAACAATTCATCCACCATGGCTGCGATGATTGATGCCACAAGTGGGGTGACCAGTGTGGGCGGTTACATCAAGAATGTTTATATGGGCAATAAAGACACCAACGAGGATAATGTTTTTGGTGTCACTACTCCAGAGCTTCAGACTGAGTTTTTTATCAGCAAGCTCTACATTCTTGATACCTATGATGCCGGTGAATCTGGATTTTTATTCGGAAGCACAACGGTTTCGGCTACATAATTAATTGAGGGAGCTGTTCTTAATGAGACAGCTCCCTCACAATAGGAGAGGTATATGAGCACAAAGTACAAGTACCCTCAAGTGGAAATCTTTGCCAGTATTGACAATGATGCAGCATCCGTTGACTTGATGGATGCTCCTGGCGAAACACAATATAACCATATAGAAAAACTGATGGTAAACATCCATCAGGCGGCCAAAGGTGGCGGTGGAAAGTTGCGATTTCAGGACGACAGAGGAACAGTAATTGGACCCGTTATTGATGTGAACGGTATCAAGGATTTCACACTCGATTTCGGGGAAGATCCTGGACTAAAAGTCGGTCCTAATCTTGCGATACAAGCAGTGACTTACGGTGCTGCAATAGAGCAGGCCAAGTTGTATTTGAATGGTGTGGGGCATACCTCGTTTGGGAGGTAAAACTGCAAAGTTGAACTTCAAGTGGAGAGAGGATTGATGAAGACATTTAAGCAGATTAGAGACGAAATCGGAAATTGGGAAGGAAAGAAATTTAGCAACTATGATAGGGAGAGAATCGGAGACAAAGTTGCGATTGTAGGTTGTGCTGAAACCAGCAAAGACAAGGTAAAAAAACTTTACAAACGGGAAGGTTGGGAAATTTGGGGGATTAATACCCTTTGGAAAAGTACGCAACATATTATTCCACACGCTACCCGCTGGTTTATGGTGCATAAATACGATAGGGCCATAAATGAAAAGGGCGATTTCGATATGTGGGATTGGCTGAAGGCCCAAAAGAATTTTCCCATCTATATGCTCGGTACAGATGAGAAAGATGCCGAAGTTCCCATGAGAATAGATTATCCCAGAAAGGAAATAACGGAAACTTTTGGGAGTTATTTTACCAATAGCATTTCGTGGGAAATCGCATTAGCCATTTATGAGGGGTTCAAGGAAATACATCTATACGGTGTTGAGATGGCCCTTTCGGGCGAGTATGGTTATCAACGCCCCAGCGTGGAATATTTTATCGGTCTTGCTCGTGGCTTGGGCATAAAAGTATTTCTGCCGGAACGATGCGACCTTCTCACAACGGTTACATTGTATGGTTATGATGACCATCATAGAATGGCGGAGAAAATCAGGCAACAAAGAATAGAATTCCAAAATCGAACTACAGGATTACATGCGGCGAGAGAGAATATAGCTGCCGATAGAAATGCCTGTTTTGGCGCAATCCAGATGGTTGATAAATGGAAATTAGATAAAGATAAACTCACCCAACCAAGTGTTGCAGAATTGCAGCAAAGAATCAAGAATTGTCAAAAACAAGAATCAAATTTGATGCAACAAATATTAGTGTTAAAAGGCGGCACTGAAATGATTGATTATGTAGAGCGATGTTGGATGCAAGAACCCAAAACGGGAGGAGAATAAAATGTATTTAATACCGCATCATTTTTCTATGAATCCCAGCACCACAGGCGATTCATTTCCACTAACACATGCCAATTTAAAAACGATGGGAGCCATCGTTCAAGCAAAAAGCACCAACACTGGAAGAGTTGTGCTGGGAAGCAACCAGGCATCGGCTTCTAGTTATGGGATAAGCCTTGCGGCTGGTGATTCGGTATCAATAAGTGGTCAGATATTCGGGTGGGCTAATGCGGAAATTAATCTAAAGGATTTCCATTTGTTTGCCAGTACGAGCGGCGATGCTGTATCAGTGCTTTATTTTGCCAGAAAAGACGACGACGATTAAGAGTATGATTTCATTATCTAGGGCAAATTTAGTCGATGACGAAACAGGTGCTTCCTTTTGGCCCGCTTATCCCGGTTTGATTGCTGTTGATGGTTCTGCCGCAGTTCGTTTTGAAGGTGTAGATATCTCTCCTTATGCTGGGGTTGCTGGCACTTCCACCCCCTATATGATTGTTATAACCGACTCCGCAGGAAAGAAAATCTGGGGCTACCTTGCCGAGGCGGATGGGACGTTGGCATTGGGAGCCGATATATTTGGTGGAAATGGTGATTGTGCCACGGATTTTTTTGACTTAAAGGGTACGGGTTGGTCACATGATGCAGGTAACGAAGAATATGATTGCGATGGTTCTCAGGCCACTGGCACCAATCTGCAAGAAAACGATATTTTAACTATCGGGAAATTATGCAAAATCGTGTTCACAGTTAGAAATTATATTACTGGAACAATCACTCCACTTGCCGGAAAAGATGGCCTAGGAATGGGACAGATAGCAGACGGTACCTATACGGAATATATCGTATGTTTAGGCAATACGAATTTTTATTTATATGCGAACAGCAGTTTTGATGGATCAGTTGATGATAATACTGTTCAGGAAGTCACCGCATTAGGTGCCGATGGCTGCCATGTGGTGAGCACCAAAAACGGTAGTACTCGGAATTGGGCAAATAAAGAAGCTGGATTCGATTACAACGATTCAAGCGGCTATACTTTTGAAATCAAATATATCAGACCGCAACATCCCAAACATCCACATATGGAATTAGGCTAATGGTCTACCATAGTGGCATATATAAACCTGGAGACCGCAAGGTTCAATGTGCGGTGTGTGGATTCGTATATCGTTTGAGCGAAATGCGGGAAGGAATATCGGGCAAACAGAAGGGATATGCTGTATGCCCTACCTGTTTCGATCCAATACATCCACTAGACAATAAACCTGCCCTAAGAACAGCCCCTAAATTGAAAAGAGTAGGGATTGAGGGCAAAGACGAGACGACATAATGGCAGCACCTTTAGTACAAGATAGCACAACAATATGTACAGAAGCATATCGACTTGTCGGTATAAATACTCCGTCATCTACGCAAGTCTTACGAGCACAGAATTATTTCTTGGAACAAGCCAAAAATGACATTTGGCTTAGGGCCGGGGAGACAGGCAATAACCGATTTAAGAGTTTGCAATCTGCCCAGGTCATTGTCAGCAAAGTTGGGATAAGCAACTATTCGCTTACATCGGAATTTAATGAAAATATCTATGTGGCGCTTTTAACCGGAACAACGCCCCGAGATGTGAACAGCAATGGCAGTACGGCGGCAACATGCATTAGCCTTTCATCGTGTGAAGATAGTGCTGTAGATGACATAGAAGGAAAATATCTTCTCATCGTTGCCAGTTCCACGGGGGCGGAAACAGAGCTGCATCAAATCACCGATTACAGCACGGCCACTTTTCTCGCTACTATAAATAGTTCATTTATCAGCCAACCGGCAGAAAATGATGATTATGTAATTGTGGACGAAGAAACAATCTTGGACGAAGAAAATCTTTTGGTGGAAGATTCTGTGTGGAGCAGCCTCAATAAAGGCGAACCGGATGAATATATGATTACATGGGAAAATGGACAAAGAATGGTTTTTTTCGATAAGCCTTTTGATAATGATTATACGGGTATATTGGTTCGGTTCTATGCAGATATAAATAGACTGGATACCACCGGAAACGTAATGAATAATATTTATCAAACATGGAAAGACACGCTGATATTAGGTGTGGCAAAGAGAGTGGCATTGGATGAGGATGATAGTAAGTATGATGTTTTGTCAAAGGATTATGAACGCTCCATCGACAATCTCATTAAAAAAGAGCTTGTATGGGGTGGTGAGTGGGAAGGCTTCACAATCTAATGGGATATATCGGAAATACATATCAGTTGCCTTTTAATCGTGGTGGGATGAGTCATAACATCAATATGGATTTGATTGATGACAAAGCCATGGTTCATCCTTCTCGAAATATCGATATAAGTCACGGTGGAAGGCAAAAACGTGACGGCACGGCCTTAGTGTACGACAGCGCAACGAAAATCGGTTCTTCGGACAGCCAGATTATGGGGCTTGCCGAGTTCAGGACTTATGCCGGAGATCAGTTCATTCTGGCAATCAATGACAGCGGCGATATTTATAGCAGTTCTACGAATACAATCGCTACGGGACTTACCGGAGAGGAATGGTTTGATTTTGAGGTTATGGATGACAACGTATTTATCACCAACACTCAGAATGTTCCGCAGACATGGGACGGATTGATTGCCGCTACATGCGATATTACCTCACCTGCGGATGACTGGACAACAGCCGGTGACTATCCACAACAATTTGTAAAACATGGGCGGGCTAATTCTGAGAGATTGTGGGGGATTGGAACCCCTAGTTATCGATATAGAGTGTATGCCTCAGCTAATGGAAATGGGAAAAGTTTTGCATCTACGGATGTTGTAACAGTGGATATTGAAACAGGAGATGGCTTCGGGATTCTGGGCGGAGCTGAGTTTGGAGATAGGCTTTTTTGCTTCGGAAAGAATCAGACTTATGTCATAGACGATTCTGATCTGGATTCTGATTATTGGGGGTATTATCAAGCTCCATGGCGGGGAGGTGTAGCTACATGGAGACTCATAGAAAAAACCCCTAATGATGTTATTGCTATGGCCGAAGATGGAACCATTTATTCAGTCCGCATGGCAGAACAATATGGCGATTACAAGCAGGCTTCCCTTGTTGCTACTTCATGGATGCATGAATGGATACGGGAATATGTCAGGCTTGCCTATATCGATCACTTTCACATGAAATATGATCCGGTATTGAGGGCGCTAAAAATATTTGTTGTTAGAAATGGAAGAACTCAGGTTAATACTGCTCTTGTCTATTTTGTTGATCGAGACCCTTCTGAGGGATGGATGATTTACGACAACCAAGAACATGATTCAGGCTATTCGGCTTCTGTTTCTGCTCTGATAAGAAGAGGCGCCGGAGATTACAAGATTTATACCGGCGATTATGATGGACGATTATGGAATCTTGAAGTTAATAGCAAGAACGATAACGACAACGCTTACTATGCCGGATTCAAGACGCCGCATCTTACATTTGGCAATTCACGGCAGAGAAAGAAATTCAAGCGAGGATGGATTGTTGCCCAACCTAAAGGCAATCGGGATTTAAATATCGACTGGTGGGTTGACGGTCAAATTCAAACAAGAAGAACCGTTAGCCTACAGGGAAGCGGAGCCCTTCTTGGTAGCTTTATACTCGGTACTGATAAGTTAGGAGACGCAGGTATTATTAAAAGATCTTTTCAACTAGGTACTATTGGAGAGCGTTTGCAAGTAGAAATGTTTAACGACAATGCAGATGAGGATTTTTATCTAAGCCATAGCTTAATTGATTTTCAACCATTAGCACCAGAAGCGGAGGATTAAATGTCAATTCTTAGTAGAAATACAACCTTTGTTGACGGCGTTGTATTAAGTGCCAGCGACTTGCATACGGAATTTGACCACGTTTATGATGGTCTCATTCCCTCTCAACTAGAAGATGATTCAAGCGATCTTGCATCTATGCAGCAAATGGCAGATCCGACTACGGGTTCGCTTGCAAGTGATTTAAGGGGCGAGATACGCAGGCTTCGCTATAAGATAGATGAAATGCAGGGTACTACTCACTGGTACACGGATGCACCGGACGACTTGACAAATCTTAATAGTACGATAGCGACTTTAATCGCAGGAGGAAGTGATGCGTGGATAGATACAAGTCATACCACAGCAACCATGTGGGGAGCGGGATTAAGCCAGTCAAGCGATAGCATCACTGTTGATGGGATTATTGAGCAGACTTCACTTGCCAAAGAAATAAAAGTCAAGAATTTTCCACTTGGTACTTGGGATATGGATCTTACGCAATTCATAAATATCACCCACGGTTTAACGCCTAGAAGTGTGTACGCCGCTTATGGAATAGTTTTCCCTGATACCGATGAAGACCTAGACACTGCTGGTGGTATGACATTCCCTGTGACTATAACAAGTGGTGTTGGGCATGACATTTACACGGACGTGCAAACGAGCACTGTAAGAATAACAAGACATACTAATGGATATTTCGACAGCACAAAATACGATTCAAGTTATGATCGTGGCTATCTGATGGTTTGGTATGAAGGATCTTAAATGATTATCTATCGCCGAACTTTATGCCGATACGAAACATATCATATTGATAAACATGACCTTCGGCATCTATCGGATGCCAGCACATATGCTCAAATTGTAGGAAGAAATGTTTATAGATAAGCTCGATACCATCGTAAAATTGACCACCAGCAGGATGAAAATTGTACCCCATTTTTTCATCCATATAGATATTAATTCTAGTATAGGGGCGAAGAGAAATAGGCTGGATGTCAAAGGTATATCCGAGTTCTATCCCCGAGCTGTATTTTGCAGCAGATAAAAAATCAGGGTTGGCAGGGAATTGTGAACCGCAGATTTGACCGAGCCATATTTCACCATTTAACCTATTTTCTGCTAGGGCAGGAGAAAACACTAAGAGAATAAGAACTATGGCAATCAGAAAAATTTTCATTGTTTAACATTATAGCAAATAGCAACCATTAAGTCAAGAGGGAAGTCAGATGGGATTTCTTAGCAATTTAGGCGATTGGGTTACAAACCTTGGAGACGAGCTTCTAGGTATTGAGGAACCATCCGTTCCCGCTCCGCCAGGTCTTAGTACACAAGAAACAGAACTTATGGGCCTTCAATCTGATTGGATCAAATGGCAGATGGAGCAGGCACAAACCGGAGCTGAGACAAGGGAAGAACTTATGCCATTTCTCCTTGAATCCCTGGGGTTAAGATATAGTGCAGAGACAGGAGAACTCGAACAGATTCCCGATGAATTAGCAGATCTATACAGGGAAACACAACTAGCCGCTTTGAGGGGAGATTATACAAGTCCGGTTTTAGAGACCCAATTAACAAGACAAAGAGGATTAGCAGAAGAAGCATTTGCCAGGAAATATGGCGGAAACTGGCAGCAAACTACAGCTGGGCAAAAAGCATTAATCAATTTGACAGAATCAGAGAATCTACAACGGGAGCAGGCACGACTTAGCTATTTAGGAATGGGTCAGGGATTAATGGGGCAATACGGACAATTTGGGGCGGCAGAAACGAGTCAGGTAGGGCAAGGACTCAGCTATACGACAAGTCCTTATGGCATGC